CCGGAGCGGCTACCCAACGATAGGAAGCACGCTGGTTGACGCCGATATAGAAGACGTTGGAACCGGTGGTGATCGTGCCGAAGGTCGAACTGTTGACCGTCACGTTCAGGAGGGACGCCGAGTCGGCGGAGTCCAGAGCGGTCGGGGCCAGCGCCGTGGAGGTCGAGGACGCCGTTACGCGGCTGATATCCCACTCCACAAAGTTGTCGGCGGGGGTGCCGTTCGTGCCGATCAGCACGTCATAAATCTTGGCCCTCTTCAGGGTCGTACCGGAGCTTGTGATGCCCAGAAGTGCTCCAGTGTAGGCCGCAGCGGTCGCCTGTTGGGTGCCGCCACCCGAGGTGCTGCCATTCGTGATTGCAAAGTTTGCCATGATAAAAACCCCGGTTTTGAGCCCTATTTGCCGCTATGACGCGATTTCGCCATAATACCTGAAGGCTCAGAATTATCAATTGACCAGACCAGATAGCTAAATCTTAGCCCGGCAATGTGCCCCGGATTGGTCTTGCGTCGTAGAGATGACCGGAGTTGGTCGCGGGTCAGGCCATTGGCCTTGGCGGCATGGGAAACACTCTCGTAAACCCTGCCTTTGCAGATAACTGGCTTACCGCGCCGGGGCGCATTCTTGCGTGGATACTTCTTCTTTGAGTGCTCCCGTTTGGCCCAGTAGACCACTCGGGAGACGCTCATTCTGACGCGCGACTCGGCCCTATGCTTTCTGCCAAGCCAGTAATTCATTCACGTCTGGAGTCCGCTCCAGAGCGACTTGATATAGTCCATGTCCTCTAACGCCCCCTTCAGGAAGGGAATTGCACCCTGCAACTGGGCCATTTGCTGCTCGGCTTGGGTAATGCGGCCTTTAAGCTCCTGCTCGCGGACATGCAGCTTTCTGCCAAACGGCGTGCTGTCGGAGTACCCGTACAACGGGGGCGGCTGGGCAAGGTCGCTCTCAAAGGGGACGTTGACGGTAATACCCCGCTTGGCGGCCTCCTGCATGAAGTAGTGACCACCGGGCCTCTGGAGGATATATTCGTCCTTTGAGGCCATATCTATGCCGAAAAGGGCGATTTCCTTGGCCCCGGCTTTGATGGCCATGGCCAGCATGTAGGCGAAGCTGGAGGTGAAGAAGTATCTACCAAACTCGTTGATCAGGTCTTGGATTGGTAGAGAGATGGCATTCGGGACAAGTCTTTGATCTTGCATGTAGATCGGGAAAGTCTGCTTCTTCAGCCATTCCACATAAGGCCTGCCGTAGCTCTCGCATTCGGGCCAGAGCAGGTTGCTGTGGATTTCAAACCAGACATCGGCCCGGGGAATGTCCATATTGCCCGGCGAACAGGACCAAATCTGCCAATCCGGGTCATTGTACGGCGCAAGCGACTTTGAGGACGGCGCGGTGCCGATAAGTGCAATTTTCAGCGGTTTTATGACGGCTTGTGGCGACGGTTGCGCGGTTGCGTGCAGGATATTGGGGTTATTAGTGGATGCTTGCATCCCTGAGATTTGTGCAAAGGCAGAAGGCTCGTGGTTATCTTTCCCATTAAGTTTTTTACTCTTAACCCCTTTGGCTTTCAGAAGCTCGGTCCCGGTCGGCGTCAGCTTGGCTGTTTCCACTTCAGACTCCCGTTATGGTCGCGGACGTGAGCGTTATGCCCTGACCCGCGAGTATATTGTTGCTTACCATAACGATATCGTAGTGGGTAGAAAGCCCCACGGTCAGTCCCGAAACAATCACAGTCCCATTCGAGTCCCGAACATCCGCATAGGCTAGAGGGTTGCTTGAAAGGGCGTTTATGACTGTGGGGGCGGTCAGGGGGAGCGCAAAGGTAAGGACACTGCCGCCAACTACACCGCAGGGTGATTGCAATGGAATCACTGACACCACCTGAGAGGTGTCGGACAGGGTCAGGTGCAGAGTGCCATTGGTGGACCCGCCGTCGATATGGTTTTTGACGGCTATCAGCCGGTCAGTGATGGTCGGGGTGTTATAACTGACGCTCATGATAGAAGACTATCATATTTCGCCTTGGATCACCTTCAGGATTGCGCTGCCGGTGACTCCTGTGGTTGATGCCAATCTCAGTGCCGCCACCGGACCTAAGATCGTATACATAACCCCTTCCGAGATGGCGATGGCAGAGGCGGAGTGGATCAGCCCGGTAGCGCCTGACGAGTAGGTCGCAAACCCCTGACTGGATAGCGTGCTCCATTTGGCCAGCGAAGAGCCGCCAACCAGATTTGGATCATCAAGGGTGAATTGCAGGGAAAAGGGGCCGCTGGATGCTGCCACCGTGGACGCATACATGATGGCCGTGGTCGGTTGCCCGTTGCGCCAATCTAGCGCCACCACGGCGGAGTTGCTGGCCGCCGATGAAGTTACAATGGTGACGGTCTGATACGGCATGGCCTCGCTTCTTCAGTTCAGCGACGTTAGCCGCACGCATCCCCGTTGGTCTTCACATGGGCTGAGGAGTAGGGCGAGCCACCGGTACGGCCACCACGGGCGAACTTGTCCATACGCCCCTTGGATTTGGAACCCATGACCTTGCCGCCGCACTTGAAGCCGCCTGAGGTCTTCTTGGCCGCAGCCGCCGTCTTGCTGGAGCCGCCAGCATAAGCGAGGGACTCAGCGCCACTCTTGCCAGCAGCCTGCGATTTGTGACGATTGGCCATAATAACTCCCTTTATTAACCGGTAACGGATTGCAGGCTCTTCAGCGTGATGGTGCCCGACACCGTGTTGCTGGAGCTAAGGCGAAGACCGCCAAGAGGCGACAGCACCGTGTAGACCGCGCCAGCAGTGGTTGCGCTTGTCGAAACAAGGATGGCCGAACTGAGGCTGGCCCATGCAATGCTGGGGGCGGGGGTGATGGTCGGATCATCCAAGGTGAATTGGACAATAACGCCAGCACCGGACGACCCGGACCCAGTATCCGCCGTGACCTGAACCGTGGTGGTTTTCGCAATCGGGTTGAGAATGATCGGCCCCGAGACACCAAGGGAAGACAGAGTAGTTGACTGAGCCATAAACGTGAGTCCTTCTTAGTAGTCCGTCTGGATGAGCCACTCGACCGTGTTGGCCTGCTCTGCCGCAGCAGTCGTTGCCCTGATGTTGAAGGGAGTGATGCTCCCTCCAGTAATCGAGCCTGCTAGGATAATCGGCAGAGCATTGAATACAACGATCATAGCAGCCCCTTAAGACAGCGGGAACGTCCCGTAAGTTGCGCGCCAGTCGTAATAGCCGAAGCTATAACGCTGGTAGCCTTTGACCAACAGGTTGTCGGTGGTGAACTCGACCTGCATGTCCATCTCGAATGGAATGCGGTTCATGTAGATCAGGCCATCGACGTTGGTCATCATAAACCACGCGAAGGAACTGGTCAGGTAGTCGTTAATGACATAGCTCTCCTTGAGGGAGTCGTTCATGCCAAGAACGGCGTTCACGTCATTGGTGGCGGTGCCGGGGCGTAGTTCGCTGCGGAACAGCCGGATCGCGGTCGGCTCAAGCTGAGTCGGGATCACGATCTTCTTGCCACGGGCATAAATCTTGAGGCCCGCGTTGTCGCGCCACGTTGATCGAACGGCGGTCGCTGCGTTGAGCAGGGACGTTTCGTTCAAGTCCACGTCCACGGACGGCTTGTTACCAATCGTGGTGCCGTCGATGGGATGCGCGGCGTCGTAGAGCGCCTTGCCGTCACCGCCAACGTTGGCGTTGAACGTGGAGCCCGTGTTCAGCACGTTGGCGGCGTAAATCTCTTCCGTCTGCTGGAAGGACGCCATCAGACCATCGTTGGAGGGCCCGAACTCTGCCTTGTAGAGGTTGTCATCGATGGCCTTGCGTGTGATCGCATAACCAAGGCCAATTTCGTTGTGCTCTTGGTTATAGACGAACCGCTCGCCCGCCGCATTGTCGAACGCGGTGACGCCGCCTTCTTGCTTAAGCTGCGCCACACCGAGGTAACGCATGGAAGCACGTCGCTCCAGCGCCATCTTGGAATCAGTGGTCTTGAAAATCTTGGGCCACTGACGTTCGATTTGGTCGTACTTGCCGCTGATCCCCCAGAGCCCGGGGAGCAGAAGATCGCGGATTTGAGCGAGTGCGACGGGCATTAGGTTACTCCTTAGATGCCGGTGGTGTTATTGCGGTCGAAGTTGTTGGGAGCCACAATAACGATGTTACCGGCGCTGGCATTGTCGGTGCCGTTGGTGCCGGGAGGGGCGACGTTTGAATAGAAGTCCATCAAGCGCCAAGGCA